CGGAAACTGTTCCTCGCTCTAGGATAGCTAAGAGGGCTTTGCCTGGATCAGAAATTTTTACAATGGCTTCCTCATCGGAGCCTGTAAGTTCTCTAACCTCAGCCGTTCTAGTTACAGTTCCTTCAAACGGATCAATAAAACCCGCTGGAAGTTTAACCTCTGTTTCAGGAAGTGATGGGATAACCACTTCTGGTATAGATCCCATCACTTCCTGATTAACAAGATTGTTTACATCTTCTAACAGTTTGTTTGCCATTGCCGGATTTTCTGCGGCATTAATAATTGTAGACATGTTATATTCCTTTTCTTAGAGTATTAGAAGGATGCTGCTGATCCTGCGGCTGTTAATGCTGAAGCGTACTTAGCGTCCCAACCTTCATGAACAAGAGTCATTTCTTCGACCATCAAGCTATTTCCACCAGCATCTAGGTTGCTGTATGAAAGGTTTGTAATCCACGCATTATATACGCGGAAACGAATAGCTACGTGAGGTGTCTCGGAGTTTACTCCTGCAAGAGTTGCATCTGCACCAGATAGACCAGCAGGGTTTGGATGGCTAAGAACGCGGATATCCAAATCGCAACGGAAATCTGCTCCAATGCCAGCTTTAGCTCCTGAGCTAACTACTGAGAATAAACGCTTCATCCAAGCGGCCTGTGAGGAATCCCCCAACATTACGCCTTTGCTAAGTGTGATTGGACTAAACGAAGTTTGTCCAGGCAATTGGTGAACAGTGGTGTTGTATCCACCTTCACGGTATTGGATTGCTTCAGTAGAGACGGTTAGGCCTGATACTGAGGTAAATCCCATTTTAGTGTCGAAACTGAATACGGGTGTAGCTGCATCAGTTGTCGGTAGAAAGTCTACGAGGAACCGAAAGTTACGAACTGGATCGGTTGCTAGAGTACTTAATACGTTAGTAAACGCGGGTTTTGCCATGATCTATTATCCTTTCCTTACTACGCCGAAGCGTTTCCGGTGATCTGCCCAATGCTGATCACAATGAATTCTGCAGGATATTCAACAGCCACACCAACTTCGATGTTTACTCGACCATTTAAAATATCTGTAGCTGTGTTGTTTGAAGCGTCGCATCTTACGTAAAATGCTTCCTCTGGAGTTTGTCCACGTAGGCCACCTTGTGACCAGTAATTACGAAGGAAGTTTCCAATCGCAGTACGAAGTTGATTCCAAAGAATTTCGCTGTTGTTCTCAAACACGGCAAAGTTGCTGCGATCAGTAATTTCTTTCTTTAAGAATATTAATGAACGGCGTACGTTGATGTAACGCTCTCCGGTTGAGTTGTTGAGTGTACGACCACCCATGATTACAATACCGCCACCAGGAACGTTACGAATAGCGTTTACTGGCTTAGATGCTGCGTTAAGTGAGTCTAGTTCTGCGTTTGTTAGGGTGCGCTCTAGAGCAACTGCACTTCCAATTTTTGTACCAAAGCCCGCTGGGGTCTTGAATACTCCACGTGAAGCGTCTGTTTCTAGATACTTACCTGCTGCAATTGCTGCTGGTCCAACTACGCGAGTTGCGCCTGGCGCTGACTTTAGTAGATCTGGTATTACTACCCATGGGTAGTAAATAGCTGCGTTGCCGCCATCTACCGCTCCGCAACCATCGATTGCGTAGGTAACAGCTTCTGCTGGTGTGCTTCCTGCTGGTGGATCAATTAGAGCAAATACATCTCCACGAGCATCTGCATAAGCAGTTATGTCGGTGTCTAAAAGAACTTTAGCTGCACGAGCTCCAGTTTCACCACCAGATGCAAATGCATAAGATGCGTCTGCGTTCATCATAATCAATGGATTAGTGATTGAATCAAAAGTTGCTAAGGCAGTTTGATAGCTAGCACGTGTAGGTGCTGATCCATCTGCTCCTGAAGCGAACGTCTTGACTCCAGCAACTTCCGGCATGTTAGCTGGAGCTGCTGTGCCTGATGCTAGGTTAGTAAGCGTTACGTAGTATGAAGATGAGTTTACGTAGGCTACACAGTAGCGGCTGTTTGTTGTGGACATGCTTAGGTCAGTAAACTGTTCTAAGATTCCATTTGCATCTGAAATAATCAGATTAAATGTGGTTGTAGAAGAAGCGGTAACTTCTGCTGTTAATGCGTTACCCCAAGCACCAGCACTCTTTGCTGTTACTCGAAGTGTACTTAGTGGGGTACCTGCACGGTCACGAAGGGTTACTGATGCTGCTGTAGCACCTGAACCTGTAACACGCTTAATGTATGCACTACGTCCGCCATTTGCAAAAAACGAATAGACTGCCCAGGTAGCTTGGTAGCTATCTGAAAGGCTTCCAAAAGTTTTTCCGAAGTCATACCAGCTTTGAATTAGGACTGGTGCGTCTGTAGGTCCTTGTGCAAATGCACCAAGGAACGCTCCGCGAGCCTGTCCGTTGTTTGCTAGTTCAACTTTTTGAGGCAGAGGTACTTCATTGATGAAGACTCCTGGTCTGCTATAACTTGCCATTCTTGTTACTCCTTAGGGTTAAGTTGTTTTCTCGGGGTGCCAATTTATATTTGTATTGTTTCAAACGGGATGTCCTGGCTATTGAGCGATATTAGAGGAGGGGTTTGTACTGGGTACTTCTGAGCAATAGCAGTAGGCAAGACTTCAGCGCTGATGCGTATGTTGTACACATTAGAGAATAGTCTCTTACCGTTTTGATCAGTAGTGTCTTTCTTTGACATTCCCAAAAATTCAACACGCCGAAGAGTGTTGTCTTCTGGAACAATAAGGCGGCCAGAGCGCAGTGGAATGCGGTGACCAGATAGCATTGCTGCCATGATTGCACGATCATGTCTAGGCTGACGTGCATAGGTAGTAATTTGATAATCAAGATTTACTGGTATAGGTACTTCTGTGGTGTACTGTTTTGAGCCGGCACCACTTGAAAGCGTTGTTCCTTTATCTACACCTTCTGGGTAATAAGGCATAGTAATAATTCCTCGGTGTGCTCGTTCAAAGTCTTCAGAGTAACCGATGAAGTCAAGAGTAATATATGGGTATACCTGATCTCTAATTTCCATATCAGGTTGTCCATACCAAACGCCTACGGGACGTTGAGCATTCGCACTATCAGATACAACAATTCCTTGTAGGGCAGTCTTTAGGGCTTTATCTTCATTAAGAATAATAGGCATTAGACCAACCCCTGAATTCTCAAGCTCTTTGACAGGCCTGTAGCAAAGCTATCTTGATCAATAAAGTTAGTTAGAAAGTTTCTAAGCACAGCAGATGGAGGGGTATCCTGATCCCCGTACTCTAGAAAACTGATTTTTGCTGAAAGATGGGGTGGGTAATAGATTACGTACTCACCGTCTTTGTGGACTACGGACATTTGTTTTACTACGTCTTCAGGCCATTTGTTTAGAAGGCACCAAGTTTTAAGGCGCTGTGTAGTGATACGAGAGTCTTCTATTTCTGCTGCAGAGACCGAGCTAGTTATAAGGTCTGATAGCTTCACTTACGACCCGCGATTACTTTAGCAGTTAGACTTCCTGCAATCCATCCGGCTACCATCGAGCCAGCATGAAATTTGTCTAAGCCAAGTACACCGCGTACGAATTGCTCTCGGTCGGCATCGCTCTCTTCGCGTGCCAAACGGTCAAGTAAGTAAATCATCAGAATCCTCCAAAAGAAGATGCGGGGTCAAGCTGCAGGGTTCCGGATTACTCCGGCGTCAAGAACAAGAGTAAATGAAAAAGCCCCCTTTCGGGGGCTAATCATTTACTTCTTTTTAATCTTTTTAGGCAGTTACCTCAGGCTTATTTAGAATGAGATCCGCTATTTCTTCTAGAGTGGCTTTATTATACCCGCACACTGGGCACCCTGTTTCTGTGGGTAGTCCCCAGTCTTTACAAACATTACAATTGGTTTTTTCATTCATTTTAGCTTTTACATTCCTTTCTTGCGAACCATGGACTTTTTCTTAGTCATTGGGCGGGCATTTGGGTCTGCTTTCTTCTTATTACGGAGCATCT